CGTACAACGAATCGAAATCTGGAGCCGGCTCGTCGAATGCTCCTAACTGAGACTGCAAGGCGCTAAGTAACTGCGAATATTGCTGTCTCTCTAAGCCTACGGCATCTTTGTCTTGCTGGAACGACTTTCGCTCTTCGCTTAATGCCTGGCTTTTGCGTGTGTAATCTGCTGTTCGCGAGTAACCGTTTTTGAGCTCAGAAAGATCAACGTCCACAGATTCACCATTAACTTTAATAGTGAATGTTTCGGCTGTATCCTCTTCCTCATCTTCAAAGTCTTCCTCGCCTTCAAGCAGCTCGGCTTCTTCTTCTTCGTCATCGATGTCCGTATCGGTTTCATCGATGTCATCAGTTTCTGATGCCTCGCCCACCTCAGTGGACTCGTCTGCGAATTCTTCGTCGTCGATTTGTTCCTCTGGAGGAGTCAACAATTTCAGTAATTCATTTTGTGCGTCTACCTCACTTATCCCAGATGTGGGATGGAGGCTCTCTACTATTTTATCACTCATTCAATAATTCCCTTCTGCTTCTCGAATCCCAATGTGTCCGCCGCAGCCCGCAGGTGATTGCAGAGTTCTTCTAAGGAATCCAGTTTTGCAAAAATGCGCTCCCGGTCGTCTAGCTTCCGAGCTCGCTGCCAATCTTCAAAAAGACGAAACTTTGTGCGAGAAACCATCTCGTCAAAATTTTCGTCATCAAAGAATCTTTGTAGAGAAATCAAATACTGCTGTTCAGAACTGACCATCTTGTGGCCCCGGCTGTTGCTGGTTAGCTAAGTTCTTAACGAGCTCTCTATCCCTGTCGCTATTTGATTTGATTTCCGCGACATCCACTTGAGCACCAAATCTCGCACTGATTTCCGCAGCCTTTAATACAATATTTGCCTCGGACTCATCACGACGACGATCATTTTCAAGAAACATTCGCTCCCTCTCTAATTCGATATCGGCAAGCTTCTTTTGAATATTCGACTCAATTTCGTACATCTGTGTTTCTATTAACTTCTCATTGATGTCTTTTTCAGGAGGACCAGTTGGCTCTGGTGGCTGATACTGAGCTGGATCATTGAAATACCTGTTAACGTCTTTTATGCCGCCGAGCTCTAAAGTGCTGACCAGGGTGTTGTAATAATTTTGGGCGGAAACAATAGGATTCTCTGGGCCCAGCTTTTCGAGCAGGTCTTTTTGAATGCCAGCGATTTGGCCCAGGAGCATTAACCGCTCCTGGCTACTTCCGGCGCCAAGGGAAACGTTAGTGACCACGTCCATGTCTGCACTGAACTGGTCGGGTTGGACGGGTACGAACTGGTTTCGTAAACGGATCATTTGAGTCTCGTCTACATTCTCATGCGCGAGTTTTAACAGGCCCTTGTAGAGCCTGGCCATTCCGTTGTCCGCAAATAGTCGAGCGATCATCTCGATTCGCTGCTGCGCTGCGTTAATTGTTTGCGTGACCGCTGCGAGAGTGCTGGACTGCAACTGCTCAGGGTTTAACCCTGCGGCAGCTCGACTCATGCCTGTGCGGTCCTCCCGGACCTTATCCAGATACTCAAGCATCGGGAATGCGTCTCGCCCGACATATGGCAGCAGGAACGGCTGCACCGCACCTGGGTTCCTCATGCGAATAATGCCGCCAGCTTCGACAGACATTACGTCAGCCAAATTCGCCTGGCCTTCCACTACACCAACCCGTGGGTGGGTGCTCATTGCAAGGGAGTCGAGAGAAGCTCGAAGGACTGACGATTTAATCCTCTGAATATCCATCGTGATGTCCGCAACTGACAGACCGAAAAATTGATGGGGCTCCGGGCTAGGGCAAAAATGCGCGAACGGTATTTCTGTCGCAGGATCGTTGCGTAAAATTTCGTAACCGGACCCAGCGCAGCAAATTTTTCTGAGCTCGGAAATGCCGTCACCCGAAATATCTAGCTTCATGTAAGCTTCGATATAAAGGACTTTTTTTCGGCTCTCGTCGTCATCGTCGTAATCGCTATCCGATGAACTAGATAACAATCGCTGGCGCGCTTCTTCATTGTCTAAACTTAAACTATCCTCGTTAGTGGAGTAGCTCAGCATGGCTGCATAGTCGTACCCCATTTCCACCAATTCTGAGACTGTCGCGTATTTTCTGTGGGCGACGATGTCAGCATCTTCGAAGGTTCTAGCGTCCCGGTTAATTAGGATTTCTTCGGGAGCGACACTCGCAACAACTATTTTTCCCTCGACTATTGTTCGTTCAATTGTGACGCTGTGCATTTGAGGCTGGTTATCAACATTTACAGTGTCTAACCTGGTTGTCACATTTTGCGGGTCCGCATTAAGCGCAGCTAGAGCAGAGTCATCGAGTGCCTCGTATTCGCTTGTTTCAATTCGCTCAGTGGTTCGGTAGACGTACTTCAAAAAGCCAGAGCCTTTTACCAGGGCGTCTAGGAACGTTCCGTAGAGAATTTGTATGAAGCTCTCGTCCTGGTTATTGGTAAGCAGGTAGTTAACGTAATCGGTCGCCTGTTTTGCAGTTTCGACATCCTCGGCGCCCCTGGGTGCGTACTCGACCGGCTGCTCGCTGCCACAAAATATACGAATTAAGGACGGCAGCATTTGCTGTACCGTGTCGCGAACATCGAGCGATTGAGCTGTGCTCCTGCCTTCCTGCTCATTTCCCAGGGCCTCACCATTGTAGTAGCGCATGGCTTCGGCTCGCTTTGGGCTCATCGTGTTGTCGATAAAATCGACCGCATCCTCGATGGCCATGATTACCGTGGCCTGAAGCTCTTGGCTGACCTCAGAATCAGTATTAGATTCCTCGTAATTGTCGTTCACTAGTTCAAGTTCACTCATAAAAAGCTATCCAATAAGGCATTGCCGACAATGCGACCGCGCTCGGGAATTTGATTAAAGGCGTTAGGGATTGTTTGCAGGATTCGGCTGTTCTTTGCAGCATCTAAAATTCGGCTTTGCTCTGCCTGGTCTTGCAGATACTGCATAATTCCGCCGACCGACTGAAGAGCGTTCTGCGTATATTGCTGACCCAGGTCGGTTCTTAGTTGGTAGTCGTTCTGATCTAGGCGCTGGTCCCGGTCAGCTTTAAGCTGATCGTTAGACCGATCGCTCGTAAGAGCTTGCAGGATCGTATTGGGAGCGTTGGCAATTGGCGCTATAGCGCCTTGGAATGCATTAGCCAAGAAGTCCATTATCCCCGCGCCCTGGTCTGCTAGGGTTGGGGCTGCGGCTGATGTTGCTGCAAGGCCAGCGGCTAACCTGGGATCGATTGAGCCTTTCTGTCCTCGCATATAATCAGATACGCCTTCGGCCCACTGTTCATCTAGTGGCTGGTAGAGGTCGTTACGCATTACTAAAGAGCCTGTTTTCTCGCTTTCTGTGAACGGCTCGTTTTTTTTATTTTTTCTTGCGTCTAGATCCTCATACGCCTTCGGAAACATAACCCTTGAAGGAATATTTTGCTCCAACCCTCCAAGGTATGTCCCCGGTATTACCGTGTCGTAAGATTTGTGAACACCTTCTTTTTGAAAGGTTTGAGAACCTGGCACTGCATCAAATATAGAAAACCCAGCGTCCCCAATTTGGGCAGACTGTAATTCTGGCTGAATAGCTTCTGCGTAAACGTCTTCTTTTAGTGGGAAACCTCGATCTCGAAATTTAGCCGACTCCATCACTTCGACAAAATATTTTCTAAGCTCTCCTGATCCTTCTCTTTGGTATTTACCCTCGCCAAGAAGTTGATCTAATGCATCGGGATCATTTAGACCTACCCATCTACTAATGCCTTTTGGCTCTTTTGCTTTTGAGTTTTTTGGGCCATAGCGGACATTCCGATCAAACTCTATTACATCGGCTTTTGCTAAAGGTAATTTGATGGCTTGAGAATACATCGCGTTAGCAATTGGAGTGCTAAAATTGAGAGAGTCTCTGCCCATCGCAGAAAAAATTCCTACAGGATCAGAACCGTCAGTTATCTTTTGCGCGTTTAAAAAGTTAGTCTGTTTTTTGTCAGCGGCGGTTTTCATCGACGCCCAGCCGTAGCCTTGATCCTCATAACGCAGTGGAAAGTTAGAGCCGCCTTCAATCTCTATAGGGCTATCTAGATCAACGCCTCCAATTGTTTGCAGCTTCTTTCCTGTCACGCTTGGGTCACCAACAACAGGAACACCGACTTTTCCTATTAAGTCGTTAGGGTCGAGAATTTTCCTCTCGCCAATGTCTAAGCTGGTCGTTTGATTTTCAATATCAGATCGGAGCTTTTCTCTCGCCCTGAAAGCAGTGCTCTCTCGCATTGCTTTGTCGTACTTGTTCATCGCTTTTTTTAACTGAGTAGGGTTTTCAGTATAAATTGGGTTGAGCATCCCCGTTCTAATCAAGTTAGGGATCGAAGTTAAAAACCCAGCCTCAGCTTCTTCTGGACTCAGAGCAGCCCCGGTAGCTATTCCAGCCGCTGGTTTTGCTAACTTACTTAAAATCCCAATGGGAGAAACCACTGGCTATTTCTTTTTCTTTGTGGGCTTTTTCTTTTTTCCAGACGCCAACATTGTTGCAACGTCAGCAGACGCCTCTTGGAGCCCGGCTGGACCCCTACGGTATGGTTTGTTTTCGTTCGCCATAGAAGATGCCCCACATCTGGGATTTTAGGTAGTCTTCTATTTTACACCGGCAGACTTAAACGATAGAGAGGTTCCGCGAAATTGGCTTGGACCAATCGCTAGAGAAGGCACTGCCATGCATCGCCGTGATCGACTCAACCGCGAAGGTGAGTACGACAGCATCGCCGTGATCAGGACTCGCGACACCACGCTTTAACATTTCCGCTTTCGACTCCAACTGCATTTTGCCGCTCGATGAATACTTGTACTTGACCGCTACGAGCTCGGCGAGGAGGTTGTCGTTCTTTGGGATTTGAACGTCTCGACCCTCTAACCAATGTTTCAGCTTGAACCAGAGCTCAGCTCTCAAGTTAAGGTAAGTGCCTCGCAAGGCTGGTGACTCACTTGTGTTGATCCCTATGGCCGGTAGACCGAGCTCTCGCAAACGGTCAACGACTCCTCCGCCCACGCCAATGCTGTCAACGCAAATTTGACCGGGTTGCTGCCGGGGCTGTACGCTCTCGAATTCGGCTACGACCTGCCCAGTTAATTGCATTAGGTCTAAATTATTCGCCAATTTAGTGACCGCAAGAATCCTCCGACCCTGCCTTTTGCAGAGAACACTGCTGGCTGATCCGTATCGCGCAACGTCCAGGCCCCAAATAATCGGCTCGCTGTCATCCAAAATAGTCACCTCTCTATTCTGAGCTGACTCCACTAGCTCGAGTGGAATAGCGGTATCGTCGTCTCGCACTGGGAACTCCCCGAGCACCCGCACACGAAATTGATTGCTCTCTTCACCGTACCGGCTGGCCATCTCCCTGACGTAATCATTTGCAACTCTCGGGCTGTCAATACAGCTCACCTTCCGGGTCCACCATTCGTTTGCTTGTCGGTGATGCGTATCAAAAAAGAATCCTGACGACCTTGTTGGGTTGCCCAGCAGAACTGTACAGGCGCTCTCGCCGGACATACTTCCTGCTGCTGCCTCAAAAACCTTTTCCGGTATACCCGAGGCTTCGTCGGCGATGAGTAAAACATTCTCGGAGTGAATACCTGCCAAACTTTCCGGGGTTTCTGATCTAGAAACGCGACAACTTATGAAGGCTTCGGCGGGTGCGGCCTTGTGACTGATGCGGTCACTCTTCACGTCTAGGATTTCTTTGAGCGGCTCTGGGAGCTCGTTGACCCAGCGGCGCAGCTCGGCGAACAATGCGTCAAACATCTGCGCGCTCGTTGGTGCGGTGACGACAATTTTCACCGGGTAGCGAAACAGGAGATACCAGAGCATTGCCCACGATGCGGCGGTGCTCTTGCCGGTGCCGTGGCCGCTGCGAATTGAGATCCTTCTCTCACCGCTCTGGATAGCATTCAGGAATTCCGCTTGCCAAGGGTCCGGGGTAACCCGAAGAACATTCGTGACAAAACCTACCGGGTCGCGCTGATAAGTAAGCACGAAATCTTTAAACGGATTCTTGTTGGCCACTAGGCGAACCTCTTTGGATTTAGCCCAAGCTTAACAGCAGCAGCTTGGCGAATTTGAGATTTAATTAAACGGCGTCGCTTCTTACCTTTCCTTGCAGCCTCAGTCAGATTAGTTTTCTCGAACGCATTCGTCAACCTCGTTACCGTGACGTGGCTCAGGTCAATGTCATATCTTTTCTTGACCCACGCCGAAATAGCTCGGCAACTGTCGCCGCTCTTTCTCTGCCCCGCCATTCTGGAGATGAGGTAATTAACCGCTGTTCCCTTCTTCCAATTAAAATCATTGATCTTCGCATGCAGCTCCTCATCTTTGACCAGCATAGAGTCCTGACCTTCGCCCTCGACCTTCATACCAAACGGCACAGCTCCACCAATGTACCCACCTTTCGCCGCTTTAGCGCGTGAGCCTCGTTGGGTTCGCTCCGCAATCATGTCGCGCTCGTAGCCGGATATTACTGCCATGATTTCTAGGATCAACTTGCCGTAAATATTCGTGGAGCTGGTCACGTCTCCGTGGCCATTTATAACTAGGGACACTTTACGCTGTTTCATTTCGTGCACAGTGTTGAGCGTGTCTCTAGGGTCGCGAGAGAACCTGTCCAACGCAGAGAAGATAATCACGTCACCGTTGCGAAAGACAATTGGGGCGACCGCTGGCCTAGTCACAAAATCTCTGGCGCCACTCACGCCCAGATCATCGAGCCAGACAATATTCTCATCACTGAGTCCACTAGCCTTGGCTGTGCCCTCGATCATTGAGCGTTGGCTCTCGATACTGGTGTTGCCGATTTGCTGCTCAGTGGAGACTCTTGTGTATCCGTAAATAGTCATGCCTAGCTCCCGATATAGATTGTTAAGCGGCCATTACCCCAACGCTCAGAAAAAACCGTAGCCTCCAAGAACATTCCCCAGTAGCCAGACTTTAAAAGTAACTCTCTTGCAGCCTTCATCATCTCATCGCTATCTGCTTTGCCGTCCAAGACCGTCACTTCGCTGTCACTGACAAATTCAAAGCCTTCTGCAATAACCAAGTAGCTGCCATCCGGTGCGTCAACGTTTAGGGCGCCATCATCGATGTGAAGCTCCACCTCACGGCGATAGCCTTTTTTAGTTACGCTGATAAATTCGACGTGACCCGATTTTGTTAGTTGCTGCCCGATCTCAACTTGAGCGCCTTCTGGGCTGTTGTTACCCATGAACATGTATTCAGTCATGGCGTCTCCAAGGTCTTCCGCAAAAGCCTCTAAATAATGGTCTTGCTCCTTTGATCCGACAAAATCATCGCCTTGGTAGTCGTACCCGTTGGGCTTGAGCTTGCTGATCAGTTGCTGTCGGATTTGTTCCAAACCTTCTTCGGTGATTAAGTACATTACGCTTGCTCCTCTCTTTGAATTTGTTTGATGCCATCCTTGAAAACAGCCTTGAACGATTTGTTCTCATCCGTATCCCAATCAGTGAAACCAAACAAACAAAGCTGCTCATCGTCTGTTGGCATTTCATTAAGAAAGTCTTGAGCTTCTTCATCCCAAGGATTAATCAACCATTCTTTGCTTTGGTCTATTTCAAGTCGGAGATGAACCATTCCGCCGCCACTGTCAAAGCCTTCGGCTGATGGGTAAGTCTTAGTATTGATTTCCATTACGCTTGCTCCTCATTGATAAGACCAAGAGCCTTAATTGCCGACTCTACATTGGGGAAGAATACATCTCCGCCTTTCGTAAGAACCTCAACACCATCATTAGTGTCGTTATGAAGTTGAGCGTTTGCAGTGATGGTGTAAACAATGTGTTGATCAGTGGTGATATCTTCATTTTCATAAACGCCGCCATAATAAATCACGAAGGTTTCATCCTTGGAATTTTCTTTGAAAAAGGAAGGTACTAGATCATTGCTATAGCTACAGTCTACGAATCCATTTTCGCGCATCAATTTAAGGTCTTGATCAGGAATCAGAATTTTCTGATCCAAGTGAACACTACTTAGTAATTTTTGCTCTTTAGTCAAATTCATTACGCTTGCTCCTTTTGTGATCATCTTAAATACTCCTAGTTTAGTGGTTTCTTGTTAACTTGGTAGCTAGTTTACAGGTATTGGAAGGAGTGTAAACATTTAGTTTACGTTATTCGTCTTTTATTGGTGTTTTTGAGTGTTTTCTTTGTTTTCTTTTGGTTTCTATTGGAGAATCTAGACTCAACCAACCAGGAGAGCACCATGCAAAAGTACGGACAGAAAGCACCAGTGAAACCAAACAAGGCAGGTAACAAGAATCGCCAGGCGGCAACAATGGCAGGTATCCGAATCTCGGGCACCAAACCAGCATACCCACC